TGCGTGAATGATTTGTTTATCCGGAATGAAAGTGATATTTAACTCATCCAGCTTCATCAATGATTCAAAATTGAACTCATCCATGCCAAGCAAATCAGGGGCATTGCGCATGATGTAATGGTCATAGCGCACATCATGGTTGCCACATTTGTAATAGATAGCAGCATTTGGAAACAGCTTGCGTAACGTTTGCAGAAACTGTCTGGTCATTAAGACTTCATGCCCAAAGTTCCGTTTACGTGGGTCTTTCTCAAATCGGCTAATAGCATAGAAGTCTATGATGTCACCATTAAGTAGAATAGTATTGACATCGTTGTCAAGTCCATACTTCAGTGCCAGCGTTAAAGCTTGAATGTTGTGATAGGGAACGTGAATATCCGACAGCAGCAGAATGTTGTTGTGGTTTGTCGGTAGCTTGAAAGGTTTGTAGTTTGCTTCCTGCGATGGTGGAAGGTCAAGTGGATTCGCTTCTTGTGGAATCAACTCATTCATCATGTTGGTGAAATCACCAATGTGGTTATCCAACTTTTGAAGCTGTGGAGTTGGTTTGACCGGTTGCAGATTTATTTTATCTAAATATCTGCGGTAGCTTTTCTCTAATGAATTTACAGTGGTGTCAAGTGCATACTTCTTTATCAGTTCGCGAATGCGTGGGATAACAGGTCCAGTCCCATCGTATAATTCTCGATGTAGCTTTTCGCGGTCTATTGTATGCATAGTATTTACTTATTAGCTTTCAAATAGCCATTCAGTTCAGCAAGCGAGGTGCTGATTTGAGCTATGTGTGATTGAATCGAATCAATCTTCCCTTCCAGCTTTGCGTTCTTTGAATTCAACTCAGTCTTTTGTTCTTTGATTGCATCATTAATCATTTCAATTTCTCTTTTGTGGAACGTTTCAATACTGGCAACATGACCAGCTAACTTATCAACACTGCGCTTCAAAGCGAAATAAAGGGATGCAAGTGATACACTCGCACCTATTAAAGTAATCAAATCACGTAGTTCAAACTCCATAGCTATAGGATTGCAAAATATATAGTAGAAAAAGCCAGTCCTGTGATACCGAGTGTGAGTGCTGTGTTAGTAATTATTAACCGTCTGTTTTTCTTTTTGAATTCGCCTATTTCATTATCCTTTTCAACTGCAATCGCCTTTTCAATGCTCTGTTTATTCTTATAGATTTCTGATACAGCGAATCAATTTGCATTGCCGTATCATACCAATACAACATGCTATTGAAATTGAGATTGAAAAGCTGCCTGTCGTAGGTTGTAAGTTCTGGTGTAAAACCCTGCCTTGAGTAAGCTGTCCGATTTTTTGAGGGTTGAGCGAAACTTGACATCGTTATCAGTAGCAGAAGCAGAGAGAATGTTATAGGTTTCATTGCGATAGATTTCATTGGTGATTTGTTGCTTTGTGATGATGGTGTCTTGCTCAATCTTCAAGCTGTCAATTTTTAAAAATAGACTATCCGTTTTCGCGTTATTGGTTTCAATGATTTGGTATAGCGAATCATTGATATCCTGTAACCTTTTTATAGCTGGATTTGTTACGGGCTTATTGCATGAACGCACGCTGAATACTATGACCAGCGCGGAAATCATAACACCCAATCCGATTAAGAGCTTTGTCCTTTTCCCCATCGCGTTATGTGTATGTTTTTAGTTAGTGGTCGAATCTTGTAGTATACCCCATCGCGCGAACGTGAATCGCGCATGCCTTGATCATTGGTATTACCTTCAATGGTGCGCACTGAATACTTGCCTACCCTGTCCACGATACCAGTGTGACCAATGCCTTTGTAACGTTGTTTGCGAAAGCTTGAATAACTCAAAGTCATTATAAGCACATCGCGGTCACTGAATGCTTGCACAAACTTTCCATCGGTATAGATCACATCGCGCTTGTTGTATGCAGTCGGTGACCAACCTGTAATAGTGTTAGGTATGCCGCATTCATTCAGCATAGCCATGACAAAGAAACTGCACCATGCATAACCGGGTAACCAACCTTCTTGCTTCATCAATACCTGCAATGCGGCATCGTTGAAACCTTTATTGTTACCGCCTCGTTCTTTTACACCGACGAATGATGCAGCTGTAGTTCTTACGCAGTAGCCATCATCAGCATGCGTAAAATAAACAGGAATGCAGCAAAGTAGAACGCATATAAGAGCAGGTATAAGACAACCTTTTGCCATGTGGTTAGATAGGTATTTAGTTCATGCTTAATTTCCTTACTGTATACTTCGCGTTGTAATGCCCGAAAATTGAAACGAATTCCCAAAAAGGTAACGAAGTTAGCAAACACCATGATGAGTGAAGCCAACACGATGTATTGCACGTATTCGGTAGATATAAGCGCATCGCCAAAGTATTCTGCACTTAATGCACCTGCAATGAGGAACACTGCAAAGGCAATCGGTATTGACCACAAGCCATCGAACAACTGAAGATTGTACCGGATGAACTTGTAAGTAATACTTGACGGTTCACTTTTTGGTTTTGTCTGCTTCTTTGTTGACATTGCTTCTTAATTTAAGTGACAATTCACGCTCATACTTGCGCAAACGTTCAGTGTAATCTTGTTTTAGTGTCTTCTTTTCACTCATGGTATACGGTTAATGATATTACGTGAGTAGGTAGGGCGAAAGCTGGTCGATGTGTTGCCCGATGAAAACTGATAATTAAGCGTGTTGGTTACATCCGTACGTGGTGAACGGTCAGGCCACTGCGCTGTACTGTATTCAGGGAACAAACTTGAGTTAGCACACAAGTAATCAACCAGCAAAGTGGTGTAATGCTCCGCATTTTGACGTGCGCGGTCTATCATATCCTTCATGACTAAGTCCGAAACAGGAACAGTGTCTTCGCTTTGACGTTGTACCAGCGTGCCATTGTCCATGCGATAGCACAAATTCGGAGTTACGTCTACCATCACCCACCAAAGCAGCATCTTTTGAATGTAATCTTCTAAGAGTATTTGGTAGTTACCTGCAATCGTATTGTTTGCCACATCATTTTTTATCTTATTCAACAAGTCAGTTCCCAAAAAGGGAAGCAGCCATTTGTCTTGTGCCAAATAGATAGACGGATATAAAAGATTTGGATCAACACTACCATTGATAGTAGTGTACTTCTTCACATAGTTCTCGGATATTAGTAATACTTCAGCCATAGTTTTATTTATTGATTGCCGTAAATAGGATTTGTTGGAAGGAAGCCGTTGTAAGGCATGTCTTCAGGAAGCTTTGCAACAAGTGAATTGTTTCGCAAAAATGTTTGCAGTTTCCACCGCCTTTATAAAACCAAATGTCATAAGTAGCTGCGCCTTCAGGTCCCCATCCAGGAATGACTGCAACGTTTTCCATTGCCACTATATCTTCTTTGCGATAAAGCTTGCCTGCTTCCACCATCTTCTTGCAGAATGGGCGCATATTAGCGTGAGTAAAACTACCTGCGTAAACGTAACGAGTAATAAAGTATTTGCCATCGACAATGGCATCCTGCTCACTCTTTGCCGCTGGTCTTGCCGCACCTGTGCGCACTGCGAATTCGTGCTCAATTTCTTCATCAGCGTTATATGCATCAATTAATATCCAATCTTCGGATGCATCTTCACCAAGTGCAATTAATGCATCGCCTACTGTGCTCTCATCAAAGTCAGCATCTACTTTTTTTTTTAATTCAACACTTGATTGAATCACTTCGGTAGGCAACAAAGAACCGGGTAAAACATCAGCAAAGATTGCATCGATAGTAGCAGGTGGTAATGTTGGGAACGCAGCTTGAACGATTGCCTTTGCGCTGCTCACAGGAACAGCACCTGCAGAACTTTGCATAACAATATCAATAAGCGAACTAATTTGCGCACCATTCAAAGCTGTAGCAGCTACATCGGTAGTAACTCCACCTGTTGTATCTACCACTACTTCCGCTTGCTCAACTGCAAGTGGTGTGTTCGGCACAATCTCAAAGGTTACACCCGGTAGTTGATTGCCTAACAATTCTTCAATGCTGTGATTAATCATTGCCTGATATGGCTCGACTACTTGCTTGTTGAATATCTCAAGCCCTGTAGCCATTTCATCTTTGTTGCTACCGAATCCAGTGTTCTCGCGAATACCAAACAAAAGTGGAGTAGTAACACGATGCGCTGTGATAATCTTTTGCTGTGCAGTATCATTCATCAACTGATATTGCTTGTCGGCATCATTAACCGGGAATGGTGTAACTTCAGTCTTAGGTTGATCACGTTCATTGAAGAACATAACCACCTTACCAGCGTTACGCGCACCACTCATTTTGTTTTCCCAATCCAACATCATTTGCTGCTTCTGTTCAGGTGTTGCCTGCCCATTGTAGAAATTGATGATTGTCGAAGGGAAAAGACCGTTTGAGATTTGGTTAATATGGAATATAGATATCTGCTTATCTAATTCAATGTAGTTAATCGCACTCCAGTAATCAGGTCGTGGATAGGAATCACTACCTGTGTACGTGAAGCACCAATAGATTTGACGTGGTTCTTCATTACGTGTTAGGTAGTTGTATTTTGGAATGAATTCAGGCGTGTTCTTCTTCTTGCGAATGTTTGACCAATCGTAGCTATGGAAAATACCTATCTCGCTTTCGTCTTCTTGATTCACCGCAATGCGGCATTCTTCAAATGGTATAGCATTAAGCTTTGATATTACAGTACGGTCATTGCTCCAAATGACTTCGATGAAGAAACCACCAAACAACTTTAAATCCTTTGCGCATGCATAGGTCAAAGTATCGATGTTTAGCGCATCTAATTCAGCTTGGTATTGCTCCGACTGAATACCCTTGCCTGCAATCATGTCACCAATAGCCACAACAAGTGAACCATGCACTGGCGATTCATGCGATAGGTCACGTAGATATTGCGGAAAGTCGTTTACATCTCCGTAATTCACCCAACCTTTGCGGTCCACTTTTTCTGCATCACTCTTAGCTACATATTCACTAAGCTTCAGCGAAACTATATTTGATTCGTTATGGTTCATAGATTATATCGTTTGGAATGGTATTGATTGGCACATCAAACCAACTTGTATTGTCATTTAAAACAGC